GGTTGGGGTTGGGATGAGGTTGGGGTTGGGGATTAGCGGAGGTCGCGGATTGCGTCCGCCAGCGCCTTCTCGCCATCGTCGCTGTCGAGCGGCTCCCAGTGACCGCCCTGCTCTCCGGCAATGGAGCGGAGGCTCTGGGCTGCGTCCTGCACGCCGTTCTGTTCGGCGTCGGCGATGACGCTGATTCTGTCTTGGGCGACGAACGAGTCGGCGAGGCGGTCGAGTTCGGTGATGATGGTGGTCGTGTTCATGATGTGGTGCGTTTGGTTTGTTCATGCTGCCTGCTGGCAACGAGACCACCTTAACACGCATTCCCCAGCCGTCCACTTATTTTCGTTCTTAGGCGCATTTTCTGCGCAATTCCTCAATCCGCATAAGGTTTTGCGGCGGTTTTCCTGTTAGGAATGGGGCGCTAACGGTTAGGACAGGTCCATCTGCGTGATGGAAATCGGGTATGCCATGACGATTCCGTCGTGCCGCTGCTCGACCGTGATGACGCTGTCACTGATCCCAATCTCAGCCAGCAGTATATGGGAGAGGGTGTTAGTGTCGGTCGGGATTGTGCTCTGCTTAACGATGGCGGCTGCGGTGCAGGCCCAAGTTTTCCGGCGGATTGTGGCCGTTGTGTAGACAGTCACTACGGCTGTTGTCGGGCCCCCCACGGCTCCGGCTGCTGGCGGGTCATATCCCGGGTCGCCAGGCTGTCCCGGTCCTCCGCCCGCTCCGGATCCGCCAACTCCGCCAAACCCGCCAGCGCCGCCACCCAGAGCAGACCCCCCGGATCCGCCAGCGCCACCGTCGCCGCCCTCGCCTCCCGGATCGCCGCCGATGCCTGTAGTGGCCCCGCTGACTCCAGCAGTCCCCGCGAGCCCGGTGGCTCCTGGCTCCTCGCCACCGCCGCCCCCGCCGCCACCACCACCAGCGCCACCGCCGCCACCTCGGCCCCCGTCGCCGCCGTATCCACCGTCACCTCCCTTACCCCCGAGCCCGCCCGTGATTGAAACCGCAGACCCGCCAGTCAGCGCACCGGAAACGTTCGTATCGGAAAGCGTATGTGTTAGGCGTAGCCAGATCTTGTCACCGTTCGCCACCGATAGCGTGGACGCGGCAACGGTTATGGTCTTGCCGATCTTCGTTAGGTTCCCGCTCCCGTCAATCTCCGGCGTCTTGACCTGTCCGGACGCTACCTCAACGGACGTATTCGTTTTTGCCAAGACGGTGAAAAACTTCTTCGGCGGTGGCGGTGCAGCCCTAACGGAATTCCGCTGCCTCGCCGCAACGCTGCCGGATACGTTAGACTTTCCGGACAATGCCCCGGATGTCCTGACAGCGGAGCCGGAAAACGATGGCTTTGCGGCCCGCTCGCCGCCACGCTGAAGGGCGATGAAATCCTGCGGTGCAAGTCGGGTGTTGATGGGACCGTAGCCAACGGTGATGCGCCCCGAAAAGATGTCAGCGACGACCGACTGAATCACCGCACCTGTCACCGGGTGATGTCCTGTTAGGGTCAGCTTTTTACCGGGCACGATGCTCCGGTCAATCTCCGTATCCACCCACGTCACAGAACCCGCCTGAGGCTCCGATGACAGCGCATCATAATAGGATTGAGCCAGCCCGGCAGGTGCCGTCTCGCCTCCTGTCGTCGCGCTTGTGCGGTACGTCGTCGTTTCGCAATCCGTTCCCGTGAGGTCAACGGTTAGGGTCAACTCCTTCTTCGCCCCGGAAAACAGCTCGCGGATGGTGTCGTTTTCCGCAGTACCTACCCACCGCAGGACGACCGTAACCTTGACGGGGCAGGCAGAAACGCCGCTTTGCCAAGGAGGCACGGAACCGCCGACCAACTCCCGTGGATACTTCGGAATCCCACCCGTTTCCGGGATGCTGCCAAGACCAACTTTCCGGGCCGTGTCTACCTCTTGGTCAATGCTGACAACGGAAACCATGCCCGCCCCGAGGTTCAGTCCCTTCAAGTCCGGGAAATGATCAATCAGCCAGGTGCCCGTGACAGCCCCCGTCGTCTGCGGAATCGTTTCCGTTAGGCACTCTTGCGACTGCGTGACCGTATCTGTTCCGTTAAGGGCAATCGTCCGCCGCACGATGTCCAGTCCGCTAGTGGCCCCAGCCGTCTGCTGCGTGATGGACGTGTATGTATTCCCGTCCACGGTGTTGCTAGTCTCAAACGTCAGGACGACTCCGTTCACCGCTCGCCTTGTTAGCGGCTTCACCCGGTATTGCCTTGCACCGCTACCGTTGCCGCTCATCGCCCTCGTGATGATCGGCGTCAGCGCAGACGGCTTTTTGACGTTTAGCGTGCTGGAAACGTGGTCAAAGTACAGCACCGCATCAGGGTGCCATCGCATGACCTGACCAATGCACTCCCACGCCGTTGCGTCCACCACCTCAATCTTCGGATAGTAGATTGCACCAGTTGCTAGGATGCTGCCAGCAGATACCCCGGTGGCGCTCTGGGCATACTGGACAATATCCGTTATACTCTGCGCCGTCGTCTCTGCGGTGCCGTTTAACGCAAGCCCGAGCACGCATCGGGTTTTGTACGCCAGCGTATTCCCTGCCCCGGTAGCGTATTCCTGCTGATAGGTGATCCGCGCAAGATTGCCCTGCTTGCCGTTACAGTTGACGGTCCATCCTTCGCTCCCACCGTCAGCGTAAGGCTCGACTTGGGTGACGTAGCCCACGAAATACGTGGTGCCCGAGTAGGCAATCGTGACCGCTTCGTTGACCGTAAACGGCGCAGGTGACGTGGTGGCGTCTTTGGCTAGGGTGAGGCTTGCGGAGTCAATTCCACCTGCGTTGAAGCTACACTGAGCACCGGAAATCTTGGCATCCGCAAAGGACACCACCGCGCCGCCGCCTCTTTGAATTGTCCAACTCATTTTGCTGATCTTAGATCGTCCAGTTCTGCTTGCAGCTTCTCAAGCCGCGCCCGCGTTTTGTCGTCCAGGTTTCGCACGGATGGCAATAGCTGCTCAACCAGCTTCATGAGTGCTTCAACATCTTTCCCGCTAGATGCCGCGTTGAGTTGCGCCATGAATTGCGAGCTTGCACCGCTGCCAGCCAACGCAGACGCGAGTGATGACCCGGCAGATGCCGCCTCGTCCACGTCCTTTTGTCGCCTCGCTGCCGCCTCTTCCGCTTTGCGTTGCTCTTCTGCTTGCCGCGTCCGCTCCGCCGCTGAAGTCCGCATTGCTTCGGTCTCGGCCCGCATTGGAATCAGTTCCTCCAGTGTGCCACGCCGCCCCGCAGCAGACGCACCCGAAGCCGCCGCGTCCTCCTGTCTCTTCCGGAATTCCAATGCTTGCCCTTCAATCTGCTCTCTCTGCTGCTGGAAATCCTCTTGGCTCTTGGTGCCCGTTGCCGTCCTAGCCTTTTCGTCCTCGACCAGCTTACCTTGCGTTTCCGCCAGCACCTTTTTCGCGGAAGCCACCTTGCGGTCTGCGTCCGTCATCTGCTTTTGCAGGTCATTTTGCGCAGCGGCACGCATTGATGGGTCCATGATCCCGGCCCCGTTAAACTCATCAAAAGCCTTCTTTTTTGCCAGATATTCCTCCTTGGCGGTCTCAAGATACTGCTGGTTGGCATCAAGCAACTGCTCCTGATATTTGCGCTGGGCTTCTGTTAGGATTTTCTCACCATTGGCTTGGTTCATTTTGCCAGCCAGAACCTCTTGAGTGCGCCTGTCTCCCTCCGCTGCCGCCTCCATTTCCTTTTTAGCCTGCTCCTCCGCGGCTTTAAGCCTATCAATCTCAATCTGCTCCCTGCGAGCCGTCGCCTGCGCCCGTGCTCCTGCCCGCTTTTGTGTTGCTTCGCCTGCGGTGATTTCGCCAGCCGCCTCTTGCAGGTCAATCATGGCAATGGTTTTCTCGAAAGCCGCATCCGTCCGCTTCATCTCGGCGTCTGCCGCCTCTTCCTGCTTGCGAAATGCGCGATCTGCCGCCGATGTCGCCTCATCGTAAGCGGTCGTGGTGTTGCGCAGTTCGTTGGCGAGTTCCCGCTGGGATTTTGCTAGTGCTTCCGCTTTCTCTGCGGCAATCCGTGACTCGTTGGCGAGCTTGTTAAGCTCCTGCTGATTCTTCTCGGCTTCCTCCGCTGCCTTCGCCGCTTCGGTTCCAAACAGGTCAAAGTTCTTCGTTAGGATTTGCACCCCAACCGCCGCAGCTTGAGCCACCCCGGCAACGCCCATGCCGAGGCCGAGGCCGGAAACCATCATCGGGATGTTGTTGACTATCCCAGCCATCCCATACTGAGCATCCTGGAATGCGTTAGACAGGGCAAGCACGCCCATTCCTGCGTTTCCGCTGCTCTTCCCCAGTTCCTCCTTGGCTTTCTTGGCACCGTTTGCCGTAACCGTAGCCGATTGGATGACCCCGATTTCCTGACGCTGCGAGGCAATCAAGGAAACGTTTTGCCTGATCGCCTCCTTGTTTGTCTCCCCGATTTGCCTTCGCGCTTTTGCCACTGCCTCCGCGACCGGAATAGACTTGGCGTCCTCGGCTGTCTGCTGCTGCTGGAGGCGCATTGCCTCCTCCCGCGCCTTCATTCCCGCCTCGTCGATAGGCATCTGAAACGGCTTTTTGTTAGCCGCTTCCATGGCGTCGCTGATAGCCTTGGCCGCATCTGCTGCGCCCTTGGTGTCCGCCGTTACCTTGATGCCAATTGTTAGGTCCTTATCAGCCATCCTTGAGTGCCTCCCGTAGTTCGTTCAATGCTTCATCCGCCGCCCTAGCAATTTCGTCAACCGTGGGGATGACGGAAGGGTCAGGCTGTGCGGCCTTCGTGCGCCTTGCCAGTGCGTAGAGTTTCGGGTCAGATTCGGACCGCTTGTCGCCGATTTGCTGCCGCAGCGCGCCGCCTGCTGGGTAAAGGTTGATACCCTGCGCCCGCAGTTGTCCGACCGTGCGCCCATGAGCAGAGGGGTGGATCGGGATCGTCAGGAACTTGATGGCACGGCCCGTGATTTCGCTGGTGCCCTTAGGCGTGATTGGTGGGCCGCCTAGCAGATGGCGGCGGACTCCGACTTTATCAACTCGCACCGTGATAGTTCCGCCGCTTAAACTGCTGTATGTCAGCCGGGAAGCCTGCGTCCAATAGTCCGTGCGCTTTCCACCCAGCTTGTTAGGGCGGGCGGCATTTAGCTCAAGAAAATGATCGGAGAATTTCCGCGTCACGCCCTCCTCTATTGTGCCCGCCACCTGTTCCGCGGTCACTCCCTGCGCCATTTTCAGCGACGCATCCACCGCTTCCTTGCCCACGATCCTATCAATCTCAATGCGCAGCGTCATAGTGATTCTGCTAGGGCTTTGAGTTGACCGACCACATCTTCGACAGACGGCAGGCGGGACATGAGCCGCTCAAAGTCGAACCACATGCCGTCATCCTCGTGCTGCTCCCGCATTGCGCCGATTGCGTCAGAATCGCCGCCTAGCGAAATCCATTCCTTGAGTGCGTCCAACTGGACATTGGCAACGCCTGCCACCGTCGTCACCGCCAGCAGGCCCGCGAGGATGTCCAGCGGCCAGCGGCGGGAGCCTTGAGGGTCTGTCGCCATCATGACGTTTCCGTCCGGGATGCCGTACCCGTCTAGCTTGATTTCCAGACGCCGCATTTCCTCCGGGTCAAGCTGGGTTGTGACCTCGAGGGTTGAGTTGATTGACGGAGGCGGAGCGGCTGGTGGCATATCCTCCGGAGTAGCCGGCTCTTTTACGATTGGAGGCGGGGGCGGGTACTGGGGCGGGATGACCGCACGCGGCAGCGGATCCGGAACCCGCGGCGACGGCTTCGGCGTAAACGTCGGCACCCCAGGAGGGATCATCGGGCGGGAGTCACCGGGCTTCCATGGCGTAATCTTCGGGATGGGTTTGCCGGGGACAATGGGAACGAATTGCTTTTCCTCCTTATCGTAAACGAAAGCGTTAGGGCTCGGCGGTGAATCCGGACCCGGAGGCGGCAATATTGGCGGGCCTTCCGGCGCGGGCACAGGCTCCCCGGAAGGCGATTCCGGCTCCGGTTTCGGCGCATCTGGCGGCGCATCTGGTGGCGCTTCCGCCTGCTGCTGCGGCTTCGGCTTGAGCAATCCTAACCGCTTCGCCTCGGAGAAGCCCACGGTTCGCTTGATCATGCGGCTTCCCCATTTAAGCGGTGTGTAGGGTGCGTTGAAGTCACTGAGGTAAACCCATATCGGGTCATCAAGAAGCGCCACCATGTCCGTCTCCTTTGCCCCGCTGCCGCTAGGCTTGACTGCCTGCGGCCATAGGCGCTCCGACCATAGCCGCGGCTCTTCGGATGCCGCCCCGCGAATCAAACGCGCAGCAGGAAACGCCTTGGACGACCGCTTGCGGCGAACCTCTTCGGCATATCCGGCAGCGAGTTCCACGTTCGTGCGCAAATTGATCATCTGCCGCCGCAGCGTGGTCAGGTCTTTAATCGTGCCCTCCTGCCCCGGCTCAGGTTTGTAGCCTGACGCCTTCAGCCCTTCGCGGATGATGCGGGTGGCTTCCGCGTAGTTCATGCGTCCTGACAAGATTTCCTCTGCCGCCTTGCGGAAGTAGCTGAGCGTATCCTCCCGCATGACCGTCGCCATGAAATACGACTGTTCACGCACCCAGAGCGGCAACAACGCAAGCTCGCGCGTCACCATGTCGGTCGGCAACGGGGTTTTTGCGTCAAAGTACTGCTTCGGGGTCACGTTAGGAAAGCAAGCACAAGGACAGCAACAAAGCCAGCGCAAATGCCCCATGCCAGCCACCCAATCGCCTTGTCAGCATCGGACTTGCGCTCAATGTCATGCAATACGCACTTGGCTAGGTATTCGCGGGCGGCTTCCTCTCGGCTCTTGAGTTGGTGTTTCATGCGATTCTCCCTGTGATTTGCCACTGAATGGTGACACTGCATCCCTGCCGCGAGCCGTTTGCTAGGGTGACAAGTGCGTCAGCCAAGGAAAGTACCGTGCCAGACTCCGCAAATGTCACGCTTACCGGAGCCGTGAAGTCGTCCTTCCACCCCATAAGCGCAGCAATCGCAGCCGCTGGCGTAGCATACTCATAGACGACGGAAAAAGAACAGGAGGCACTGCGATTCTTGCGCCGAAACATGGCGGGACCGTCCGCGCCAATGATAGGCTCGACTGAATCGGCGTCGGAGAATGACAGGGTAAACCCCTGTTCATCCTCGACTTTGCCGGAGTCGGCCCCAGCTATCGCAATGCCTCCTGCTGTGATGGTCATGGGGTTGCGATCTCAAACACGGGTTGGCGCACACCGCCCGCAAACGTGCGCAGACCCTGCCACGTCAGGTCCGTGTTACGCATACTGGTGACTCCGTAGTTCGCGCCGCCAGCAGAAACGCTAGTACTAGGCAGGATGATATCATAAGCTCCGTCAACGTCTTCAACCTTCAACCAGAGTTCCATCGGGGTCGAAGCCTTCATGCTCTGACCGCGGCGGCGTCCTTCGTAGGCCCCGCCCATGTCCTGCTGTTTCAAGACTTTCTGGATCTCCTCGTCGGTCATGAGTTCGCCGACAGGCTGCGCCGTGACCGTGACCGTCAAGTCCGTGAACTTGATGTCCACGAGCCCGCACGAATCAACGACGTGGTCAGCGGTGGCGAGGTTGAAACTGATGCTGGCACCGTTGGCGGTACAGAAGTCATTCCATGGAGCCGTTACGGGATCGCTGCCAGTCCATGCGTTGGCGGAGTAAGCGCCATAGCGAAGCCGTGGCGGAACCGTTAGGATTGACTCGGGCACGAAGTCATCAAGCTGCCCGGCTGCAGGTGCTGTCCATGGTCGATAATCAACGATGGCATCAACATCGGTCGCTTCCAGCTTCCGGTGGTAAATCGCCGTAAACGTAACCGCACCCAATGCCGTGTCAGTGGCGTTCAGCGTCAGGTTAGGAAGCGTGGTCAGCGCCACATTCTGAAAGGTCACAATCTTCTCGGTGCCTCCGCTTTGGAAAAGCGGGTGGATGACCAGAGAATCGGAGAACGAAAGCGTGCCATCCGTGGTTGGGTCGGTGGTATACGCCACCTCCAGCTTGAGCTGAGTGCTGGAAGTCACCGCACCGATGCGCCACGTGCCGTTATAGGTCGCGGTGCTGCTGCCAGCAATTGTCACATACTGCCCGATAACCAGCCCGGCGGTGCTTGGCACCGTAACAGTGGTCGCCGCGCCCGCGTCTGCGCTGGCGTATGCTGTAATGTTAACTGTCTGCCATTTGAAGAGGCTTTGTCCGGGCTGCGGCTCGCTCGCCACGTCGCCAAATGGAGAGAGTAGCACGGTGAGGTCATTCACCGCAGCCGATGCCGTTGCGCACATCCCCGAAGGAGTAAAGCTGACGGTGTGCCTAACAAGATTCACCCGCTGGTCGGTGATGCCCGCGGAGTCAACCGTGACCGGGGAAAGGGTGGTCTCTTTAGTTACGGTCACGTCCCCCTTGGAACGGAACCAGTAGCCCCGCCAGCCGACAAGGGCGGGCCCGGAAATGACAGTACAGTCGCAACTCATAGATGGTAGTGGTTAGGGTGCGCCTGCCTTTGGCGCATGTGTTAGGCGGTTGAAATCTGTTAGCGTGAAATTCGTCGCTGACAAGCGGACAGAGTAGGCGCGGCCTTGCGGAATCGGTGCGCCATCGGTGCCAAGTGCTTGAGCGGGCTCGATGGCTGTGAGTTTCCACGAGCCTCCGGTCATCTTCGCCCCGTCGCTACCCTTACAGCATGCTGTATTTGCCAGAGTCATAGCGACCTTCTCGGCGACCCGTGCCGCGTTGTCTAGGACTCCGGAAGCGCTGCGGTTTTGCCCCACAATCTCCTGCACCCTAGCAATGACTGAAATGCTGCCAGTGACGCATCCACCGCTCCCAACATCCCCGAAGGCATCAAGCCCGACAGCTACCAGCATCCCGCGGATTTCAGCTTGCTGAATAGCCTGAAAGATGTCGCCACTCACGTCCTCCACCACCGGAATCCGTGGCTTGCCATCGGTCGGCGTGAAATACTCGTTAGCCCGCAGCGTCTCGCACGCAGTGAGCAGGCAACGCGTTAGGGTGTCTTCGTTTTCGGCCATGCGTTAGGCTTGGTCCTCGTTACTCAGCTTGCTGATGATCAACTGCCGGAGCGCGATGCGGTCTTTCTCGCACTCGATGCTGGCAGCTTCCAGTGCTTTAATACGTCCGTCGTAAAGGTTCTTCACTTCGCGGGTGATATAGTAAACGGCTCCGATAAGCAGGCCCGGAGTTCCGAGCTTGTCAAAAATCATGGTGATGTCAGTCACGATTGGCGATTGTGCTAGGGTTACGAACATTGATGCGCCATGGGCGCGGAAGTCATGGATTTCAAGCGGCTAGGATGCCGGAAGCACGGACACAACAAAGGCTCCGTCGATGATCTGGATTTGCCGCCCCTGCGCGGCGAGCTTGTCTTGAAAAGACCGTACATCGACGGGATCATACGGAACGACCGTTCCCGATGCGATGAGTTGCGCCCCGATGGTGGACATGGCGGAGTTTATGGAATTCCCAACTGCGAGGTGGTCGGCAAACAGAGCCGAAATCTCGTCCATCGGTTTGCTGTTAAGCCATTCCGTTAGGCCGTCGTTTTGCAGCGACAGAAGCACGGAAACCATTGCATTCCCTTGGGCTGCAGCTACTTTTAGAAGTCGCTGCGTCTGCGTTGTAGCATCAAGGATTTGTGCGTTTACGAGTTGAATGGGTGATATAATTGCCATGTTAGTAGAACGTAATTACCTGCACCATGCCGTTTGCTCCGCTACCTCCGGAGCCCGATGCAAACCCGGCGTCAGCCGCTCCGCCGCCACCTCCCGCGCCTCCTGGCCATCCGCCATTTCCGCCGCTGCCACCGTTTTGTCCGGAGATGTAAAACCCGCCTCCGCCAGCAGTTCCGACAGCTTGGCTGATGTCTTGGGATTGTCCGGACTCGGCCGCCACTCCTGCGGTTGTTCCGCCAGCACCGCCTGCAAGCGCTGCCGTGTAGGCGACGGCGAGAGTTGTCCCAGACCGCCCCCCTCCAGCGCCGCCAGCCGCCGACGTGGTTGAGTTTGCTGCGGCACCGCCGCCACCACCTCCACCGCATGGCAGAAACAATCCACCCTGCTGCGCAGTGCCCGCGCCTCCTGTCCCTGTTGATCCGGCCCCACCAGATCCAGTCTGGACTGTTAACAGGTTAAACAGGTGGGTAGCCAAGGCGGTCCCGCCAGTCGCCCCATTTGCCCCGTTCCCGCGAGCTGAACGGAAGTTACCAAAAGTGGAATGATCACCTAATGATCCATTTGCCAGTCCGCCGCCTGTCGTGGCTGACCCAGCGCCGCCGGACCCGCCAGCGCCTACCGCAATGGCAACAGTGCTGCCAAGGTCGGCTGCGGAAACGATGATCATCGAGTTATGCCCGCCGCTTCCGCCGCCGCCGCCAGATCGGGCGGCGGTCGTGGCATTGCAGGCTCCCGATGCGCCGCCTCCTCCGCCTCCGATCAGGCGCACCATCACAAGTTTCGCGCCTGCGGGCTTTGTCCACGTAAAGTTCCCACTGGATGACGGCCCGCCGAAGGTCTGAATATCGACCCTCTGATTGTCCAGATCGGTGATGCTTGGCACCTGCAAATTTGTTCGCGCGCCCGCTGCGTCGCTGGCTCCGGTGCCGCCGTCTGCGATAGCCAGATCAGTGATTCCCGTGATGGTGCCGCCTGTGATGTTGACGGAAGCGGATGACTGCTGGGCCATGCTTCCTGACACATCCGCCGCAGTCACGATAATGGCTCCGTTGTTGGCGTTGACTCGCTCGACGATGGCGACCGATTGCGCACGCAGCGACGGAGCGGTGGCAGTTAGCCCGCCTCCACTGGCAACGTAAAGCGGAGCGTTGACGGAATACGCTGCCGTGTTGAAGTTTTCAATGGTGCCGATGATGACGCAGTGCCCGCTGGCATTATTGGCAAGATCCTCATCAAGGATGCCGATTGCTGGCATTGTGGCAGCGCTCGCAGCGTTGGCAGCGGCGATAAGCGGGCGCGATTGACCAACTGAGTAGCCTACGATATAGACAGGTGTGCCTTTTGTGAGAGTTCCGCCAGACTCGTTGCGGACATGGGAATAAACTGCGCCCGCAAGATTCCCATGGATGTGTGGAGCCGTTAGGGTGCCCGTAACGCTGGCATCAGAAACAGTCAGCAATCCCGCATCTGTCAGGGTCGCCGTACTGCTCTGAATGAGCTTGCCAGTCGTGCCATTGAACCTAGCAAGTGCGTCGTCGGTGGCGCTTGCTGGTCCGACCACGTCGCCGCTTCCGGAAGCGTTGGACGAAATTGTCAGGGTATCGGTCCCCGGATTGGTTGTTAGGATGATGCCGTCGCCAGCAGCTATCGTCAGGGTGTCCGCGGACGAGTCGGCAACGATTGAGCTTTGGCCAGCAACGGCAATTGTACGAAACGCGAAAATCAGCGCAGGCTCGGGCGGTGCGGGAGTGACTTGGCTGATGTTATCGTAGGCCAGCGTAAGCCGGATAGTCCCCAGCGTAAGCAGCAGGTCACTGGCTCCGGTCGCGTAGACTACCAGCCAATACTCCTTGTCCTCACCGGGCAGGACCGTCTGATTCATTTGCGCGGCGCTGAAGTCCAGTTCCCACGGACCCACGGAAGCCGTCGTCATGGCAACGGGTCCAGCGGTCGCAACGGGTGAGGACGCAGGCGTTCTTGAGGTGTGCAACTCCGCGTAGAGCGCCAGCGTTTCCGTGACTTCCTCGCCCCTAGCAAGTTCGCAGAAAAGCGTTAGCGGGTTGGCTTGGCTGTGCCGCTCCGCGATTTCTCGCGGGTCACGGCGCAGGGAAACGGAGATTCGGCGGGCGTCCATTTAGCGGATAGAATCGAAAGAGTAGTAATCATTTCCCCCATATTGCCCTTCATCCGGGGCCGGGGAATTAGCTGCGGGCGTGGTCGGCTGCTCAATGTCCAGTTTGCAACTGGCGATCATCTGCAACTCCGCCTTTGCCTCTGAAATGCGCCGTTGCCTGCCGTCGTCCAGTGTGACCCCGGAAGCCGGAAGGTTGGTCGCAAGGTCTTCCATCAGCAGGGCCAATGCCGCCGAATGGATTTCGTCAGGGATTGTCCCGGCTGGGCCTAACTGGTTTCTGTCGCATGACCTAACGTATGCCCGGACGCGGGAAACGGTCCGGTCAATGGACTTCTGGACGACGTCGCCAGCGCCCGAATCGCGAGCGGTGGCGCTGATAGCCTGCCACTCCCAATCAGCAAAAAGTGAGGCGGCGTCCTTATCCGTTAGGTAGTTCCAAGCCATTTTGTTAGTCAGGAGTGGGCGGCGGGGGAGAAACCGAGAAAGCCCCCGCCGCCCTATGTCCCGAGCCGAATTGGTTAGCTGATGGTGATGTCAAGCCGCTTCACCGCCGCCGAGTTTGTGGCAACGATCTTTTCAGCCCAACCCCAAGTAGCCTCCTCAAAGTCCGAATCATTCGCATAGGCGAGACGGTACTTCGGCTGGAAGTCGTTGTCGCCACGCCCAACGAACAGCTTGATTGCTGACGGGTCGCTGGTGCTAGGGATGCTGGAAACCGCAGCCACGAGGATGCTGTCGGCGAGCGTGAACGCCGCGGCTGGCGTCTGCCCGATCTGCGCACCGTTCTTGATTGCCCGCGAGCGACGAACCTCAACGTTTCCTCCGAGAAGGTCTGCAACTTGCTGCTCCGTGACAGTGGCAGGGTTTTGACGGGTTGCGCCACCGTTCACGCGGTTTTGGACGCTGACGTGATTGCAGAACTTGCGAAACGCGGAAGAACCGAACAGGATGCGAAGCTGCCCGGCACCCTGAGAGTTCAGTTCCACGGTCTCAAGAACCTGCTGCACGATGTCAACGGCGTTCGTGCTGGTGCTGGCAACGTTGATGTTCGTCGCGGCCCCGGCGGCAGTCAGCGCAGCGGAGAAGATTCGGTCAATGCGCCCGCGGATCAGGCCCATCATCGTGCTTCGCGCGTTGTCTTCCAGCTTCATAAGCAGGTCGGTGTCGCTGATGCGGGGACCGACGTAGAACGGTTCCGACGTGACCCGGTGCTGGTCAAGCTGGGCAGGCACCTTGGTGCCGCCGTAGGTCACGCGAGTGCCGACCGGGTTGTTGATGCTGGTCAGGGAGTTCGGAATCGTGATTGAGTCTCCAGGAGCAAAGCTCTGGAACTCAAAGTCGGAGGAAACCGCGATTCCCGGACCAGTGAGGAACTCGGCGTCGATTTGCGCCTGAGTGCGGGCCGAATCGGAGTAGAATCCGACGGCGTAATTGCGCATTGCCTCAGTAGAGGCAACGGATTGAAGACGTGTAGCCATGTTGTTAGGGCCTTTCTGTTAGTTGTTTGGTTTCCTGCTTAGTAGACGTAAAACAGGATTGCGTCGCCGGATGCGCCAGCTTCAGCAGTGACTCCGATTTTGTCGCCAGTGGTGAACGCGGCGGCGACTCCAGCGGTGGCGGAGGCTTGCAGTTCAACGCCGGGGTTGATGCTGGTGGCGATTTTTACGCGAGCCATTGGCTTAAAAAGCCGGATGCTCACTTGTTCGCCGCTGGCTGCATCACTCTGAGCAATGCCGATGCTGCGGGTAGTGGATGCCGTCGAACGGGCGACCGTGCGGGCGGTGGTGGTTGCATAGACGAGTTGGCCGTCGGAGATCGCACCAGATGCGGTCATCACGACTTCCCCCTCAGGAACGTTTTGTGTGGCAAGAGCCATAGTTTTGTTGTGTTAGGTTGGGGTTGTCTTACTTCAGGGTTGTGCGAGCCATCTCAACGGCTTCAGGCCATGAGATAGATTTTGAGGCGGCGAGTTCGTGGGCCTTGGCATAAATGCGGTCAGCGAGCGGAGCGTTGCCGGGTTCGGGATTGCCTTTGTTGTCATCCGTGATGCGCTTTCCGTCCGGCGCATGAGCGGTGGTCAATTCCTTTGCAGCTTCCAGTGCGGCGGCGGAGTCGGTAAGGTACTGCGTCCGATAGAGCTTGTGGATGCCAGCAGCTTTCGGCGGGATCTTGCCAGAGGCGACAAGCTCAGCCACGAAGCCGTCAGCAGCAGCTTCTCGCACCTTGCCAATCTCGGCACGGGCGGCTTCCAGTTCCGTCTTGAGGCTGGCAACTTCGGAGTCAACCACCGCTTTCGATGCGGTGATTTCCTCGACCTTCTTCGCCATGCCTGCCTCCATGTCCTTGCCTTTCATGTGGCTGGCACAAGCGGCCTCCAGCTCAAGCATGAGGTCTTCGTCTTCCATCTCGGCGTCTTCGGCTTTGCCGAGGGCTTTCATCAGTCGCTTTTTATCCATTGTATTCGTTGGGGTTGGTTGTTTTGCCGCAACGAGCGGCGCGATCTTTTCAAAGGCGGGGTCGCTAACAAGTCCGCCCGCGGCATTGCCTGAGGAGGAATCAAGAAGCCCGACAATGCGGCCGCGGACGACTGCGCAGCGGGGCGAGAAGTAGCGGACAGACGGGAGGATTCCATTGCTAGGGTCGCACTTGGTTGCCTCCAGTCCCATTGGGGTCCAGATGACTCGTGCCCAGATGCCGGAGCCTTCGCGCCACTCAAATTCCTGTGGATACGCTGCCGCTTCGCGTGCGTCGTGGTGCAGATCAAAAAACGGCTGCGGCCCCCCTTCGGTCTTCCGCGCTTCAAGGTCTCGTTGCAGTGCCGCGGCTCCCTCGGCGTCTACGGTGATGGTGAGCCGGGAAGGCTTGCCATCGAGCTTGGCTTGGATGCTCTGCTTTCCAGCCGGGGCAAACATGATCCAGTCCGGAGCGGTTCCGTTGATTTCGTTAGTGGCAAACGCCGCGACGAGTTCGTGTTTCATTCTGCCTCCTTCATTTGCTCTTCCCAGATTGCATTCCCGCCAAGGATTCCGGCGACTAACAGCCGCTCGATGACGCCTTCTAGCTTGCTATCGGCTGGAGCCTTCGCTGCCGTCAGCGTCTGCGGCTTGGGGGCGCTAACGGTAGCTTCTCCCTCTGTCGGAGCGGGTACATCGTGACGCTCGCGGAGGAATTGGTCAGGGATTGCAAGCCCCATTCTGGCAAGGATTTCGTCTCGTTGCGCCAGCGCCACAGCATCCTGCGGGGATGGGATCTCACAGACGACCGTGGGCATCTCCGATGTCTCACCGTAGTTCAGACGGATGACCATTTCGGCTAGGCTTTGCAGTGTGGTTGCTGCGTCGTTGCAGTAACCCTGCATCGCCTCACGCCTAACGCCTGCGTAAACCTCGCCAGTATTGCCAAGCCCCTGATTGCCATCGGTGCCACTGCTCGCGGTCTCGCCCCTGATAACAAGATCGCAAGCCTTGTCCGCTTCGCTGATGACGTAGGATTGAGGCAGGTCCTTGGCGTTCGCACCGGATTCGTGGAGCTCGAGCTTCGTCCCTTCCGGAAACACGCCCCATCCCGAAGCTCCGATATTCTGCATCATCTGCCCCAATGCGGTCCGCACCTGGCTAGACTCTTTGCGATAGGTAGCCCAACGGAACGGCATGCCGAAACGCTGGGTATACTGGAGGAGCCACTGCCACGCTGACGTGGTGTAACTCCAGTATTTGACCAGCGTGCGAATGCGTCCGGCTTGGCTAGGGTGCGCATCTGTGGCAGGCACCACATGCACCAAGAATTTGTTAGGCGGGAAGTCTTCCCACGTCGCCTGTTGATTGCGAAACTGAAGCGGTCCGGTGTTGTTAGGGTAGCCGTACCACCGAGGTCCAACATTGACGCAGCAACGGGGCAAGATAGCAGCTTGTCCGCCAACCTCGCGCCGATGCCAGAGGATTTCCAGCACGGCGTGCCCGGTGACGGATCCGCGAGCGAGCGCTTTCAGCACACCATCGCGACCGAGTTCGCGCTTTGCTGCATTGGGGCGCATGCCTTTAAGCGCCTCTTTGACTAACTCCGCCTTTTCCTTGGCGATGTCTGAGGCGTTGCCTTCCTCATCGGTCGCGGGCTGGACGTCAAACGGCGCACCTGTTAGGGCGTTTTCGACCGTCCGCATGTTGTCCGCGAGCCGCGCCCACGTGTCCATCATGCTCATGAACAGGTTGAACTGCTGACTCATGTCCCCGCCCCATGCCCCGCGCAGGATGCTTTCGGCGGTTTGCGGCTGAATCAGCCGCTCGACCACATCCACATACCCGGAGCCAGCCCATCCGCCATCGTTGTCCGCGGGCACGGTGATCCCCTGCGCAAGTTTTGAGCGGGTCCGGAGTTTGCTAGGCACTGACGCCCGCAAATATTGTTGGCGTCTTTTGTCAAGCGGGAAAACGAAACGGCCCGGAGGGTTAATCCGGGCCGCTCGCATGAACTCACAATACACACCGCCCACTCAGGCAGTGCCAGCAGGTAGCGCAGGCAAGGCGCGGCGTCAACAAAAAACCGCCACCCCCGGAGAGGTGACGGTTGGTTGTTAGGCGGGGACATGACGGACCCTGCCACCGCAGTCGTCCGCCGCAAGCAAAAACCCCAGCCCGGAGATTTCCAGACTGGGGCCGATGACGGAGGCTGAGCCCCGCTGCGCATCTTCGCGCCGATACCGCGCCGCGCCCCGATGTCAAGACACGAAAAACCCCACCTTTTCGGGTGGGGTTGGTCGGAGGTTGGTGACGGCAGTGGTTACGCAAACACAACCACGCCTGGCATTTTGGCAACTATGCTGTCGTAGGTCGCTTGAGCTGGCTCGCCGCTCTGGATTGTTGACTGCTTGCCGTCTCGCACCTCATCAAGGTGCTTAATCCCGGTGGCAAAATCAAACGTCAAAACGAGGTCAATCTGCCCACTGGCGGTCGGGGCGGCGCAGCGGTTGAGCATCAGCCATCCTTCGGGGAGTGTGTAGTGTTGGGGTTTCATGTGCCGACACTCTACACCACCCCGCCAATCTGTCCACACTTATTTTCGTTTTTCTTGCGAGTCACCACCGCGAGAAAAACCCGTCAAACTCAGGTGCGCCGACCTCAACCGCATTGAGGTCTGCCATGTCCCAGCCGCCGAGGCCGTCGGTGCAGTACCCATGGAGCGCGAGGGCGATCGACCAGAACCTGTCCGCGTGGTCGTTAGAGTCCTTGGCTGCTGCCACCAGCACCCGGCTCCCACGGATGACGCGGCACGGTTTGCGCATGTCCTCGCGGAGTGCGTCGTCATGGGGCAGGGAAATCTTGCCGTCCTCCATGCTGCGCTGCAAATCCACTGCCATCCGCTCCGAAATCAGCATGGTTGCCCGCTTGTCGCCCGATGTCCTCAGCACGTCATCAAGGGGCACGGTGCTGGCAAAATGGACAGGGAGAATCAGACTGCCGTACCGCTCCGCCAACTCATCCGAAAGCCCGGTGCCGTTTCCAGTCATGTCCATGACGACCCGCTGGATGCGTCCGCCCACGGTCGCCATCAGCCGCTCCATCTGTCGGCGTTGGTGGGGCGTCGTCTGGTCGCGCATTTCCAGCCGTGCAACGTGGACGCAGGAGCCTTGGGATTCTGCTAGGACGGACACCACCGACAAGTCCCCGTTTCGGGCGAAGTCCTGCCCAACGTAGAGCGAGGCGTTGCCGTGGTGCCTGGTGAGGCTTGCAAGGGTGCTGTCTGCCCATGCCTGCTGGTCCGGCGCAAACGCGGGTGCGGTCATGCTGCGGCTGATCAAGTCCCAGCTTAAGAAGGGCAGGTTGTCGCCATGGTATGGCTCATTCTCGTAGTTTTGGCGGTACGTCTGCCGCTCGAAGCCGGCTTCCGCCTCCCGTTCCTCGGGGGTGACTTCCGCGGGTGTCCCGTCTTCGTTGATGCGGTGGAGGCTCCCGATAACAATTCGGTCCTGTGGTTGCGCCTCACCGCCGGAGCGAGCCAGCCACGCCTCGCATGCTTTGGGGTCCAGCTTGCGCCAGCGGTCCGCGAAGGCGTCTAGGTGCTGCTTGCTGCCGCGTCCCATGTGCCAGGCGTCGGAGCGGCGCACGGAAAACGACGGCAGCTTCCCCTCCTTGATCCACCGATTGAAAAGGGTGCCGTCCCCGTTGTGCGTGCTGGCAATCCTAACAACGAATTCAGGGTTGGCGGATATGATAGGTTCCGCGGCGTCCCATATGCGCTCCGCGTGCTCATGGAAGGCGAATTCGTCAAGGATCAGATCCCCGGAGAAACCGCGTGCCGTCCGCGGACTGGCAGCCAGCACGAGGATGCGCCCTCGCCTGTTGCCAATCCGCAGTTCCATGCGCTGAAAGAAGTCCTCGACTTCGATGGGGTCGCCTCCTAGCGCTTCGCGGTCGCCATCGGTGACGGCATCCGGTTCCTCGCGAAGGAAGCTATCCACCTCCTTAACGGTCGTTAGGACATCGGAAATCTTCTGGCCAAACTCAACCCCGTTGGCGCGGCTGTTGCTGATGACGACGATGAGCCACGAAGGATGCTTTGCCAGCCGCTCAAGCATCCGGGCTACTGCCCAGTTTGCTAGCGTGAAGCTCTTCCCAGTCTGCCGCGCAAACTCCACTAACAGAAACTTCCCGCGGAAGAGAAAGACGGGAAGCTGATATGTGCGGAGCTTGAGTGCGGGCATTGTGCTAGCCGTTAGGTGTCCGGCTGAGTTGCTCTTCGGTCATGCCCAGCATCGCGGCGCGGATCATGCGTGCCAGTGGCTCAACCTTTGCGGGGCGGTATCGTCCCACGACGTTAGGCCAATCCCATATCCTCGCCTCAATCAGGTGCCCGGTATGGTCCAGAGACCAGCCGAATCCGCGGGCCTCAAGCCACTGGATTAGCTCGTCGGCGGACATCTCCGACAGTGGTTTGTCTTGTGGGGTATCAGTCATGTAATGGTCATGTCAGAAGAACCAAGGCCCTCCCGAGAACCCTGGCTTCACTGGCGGGTTACTGGCGGTCAGCACTAGCACCCGTGGCGCTTTCTTTGGTTTTGGTTTCTTGCTCATGGCAGTTGTTAGGGTTTTACTGTTAATGTTAGCACTAACGACGAAGCAACAATGATCCAGCCGGAAATAATGCTGTCTGCATCCTGTTCAAGTGTTAGTGCCCTGTGTAAATTGTAGCCAGACGCGGCATTGAACGCGGCGCACATAGCTAACTCCAATATCTTTAGCGTCATGGCAACTGCCCCGAGTTACCCGACTCCCATTCGGCGATGCCTTTTTTCGCGCCGTTTGCTGCGGCTTCGAGCTGGGCCGGCTTGTTTCCGCCCGCGAAAAACAAGGCGTTGCCTGCGTACCAGTTAAGTAGCTGCTTGACGCCATCGCGGAAGTACTCGCCAGCCGCAGCAATGTCCGCAGGCTTCGGTGGTGGCGGCAGGGTGCTACAAGGAAACGGCTCGATGATTGTGGTTTTGCCTGTGTTGGTCGTCTCGGTCATGTGGTTGGTTGGTTAGGGTGATTTTCTGGGCCTGCCTCTGCGCTTATGCGTGCAATGATGCGAAGATGATTTGCCATTTGATCCGATTACGCCATGCGTGAGCGGCTCCGATATATCGCCAGAGTGCTGGGCAGGCTCTGCGCCCGTTGCGGCATTGGAAGCGGAAGGCGGCGATGCGCTGCCGCTCGCGTTGGTGGCGTTTGGAGTGCATGGCGGTCGTCCGGAGTGGCGGAAGTAGGTGTCTGGTTTCATGCTGCCTTGCCAAACACATCTCCCCAGATGCGTTCGGAGATGTTAGCAATCCGCGCCTCAAGCCCCTCGGCTCTGGCTTGGCTGTCCGCGTCCTTGACCTTGGCGAGGCGTTCTTCGCTGTCGAGCATGTCAAGGATGCGCATAGCCATTTTCCGGCGGGCGTCGTGCTCTGCGCGCATGTCGGATTTCCGGCTCATGAGGATTTCGTGGAACCGGGCAAAGGTCTGGACGAAGCGGGAGATTTCCGCCATGCCTGACAAGCCGCGGGCTTCCCGGTTAAGGATGACGCTGAGCCTCTTGATGGTGTCCAGATTGACATCGCCCGCCTCTTCCGGCTTCACTTCAATCCCCGCCTTCTCCATCATCCAGTCGTCGTAGTGCGACCGCTTGAATCGGTGGGTCTGGGCGATGTCGGTGCTGACTCCCTGCTCAGTCAGCCATGCGGCAACGGATGCGAGCGTTTCCCCGGCGCGGAAGCGTTCCATGGTTGCGTCCATGAGTCCCGCCTCGGTGACGCGGTGGAACAGGGAATTGCCGGGGCCTTTCATGATTGCGGATTGTTTGCGAGTTGGCTTTTCCGTTAGTCGCGGGCTTTTGCTAGTGCAAGCGGGCGCTTTTGCGCATCAGTTGCAACTCACGCACAGCACCCGGAACGTCCTGCCGGGGTTGATTGCGCTGGGGGTCTCAACAAACCCCTGCCCATTGCAGCGCTCGCACTTGGCGGTCTTCTTCGCCTGCTTGCGCACGGACTTGGTGGCTGGATTCTGCTGCCGACTCGGATCCACCATGCTTGGAAGCTGGCTTCTGCTGATCCGTTCTGTGCGGTTTCGTCGAGGTAGTCGAGGCTATCGATCCCTAGCTTTGAGAAGTCAGTGTCTGTGTTGTTCATTCTAGTCTTCAAGGTCACGATTGAGTTCGTCTCCCTCTTGTAGTTTGACGGCGCAGTCGAGGTGCATCCGTTCGCCATTTTCCCCGTATTGATCGGGAACTGACGGGTGTCCGGCGAGGATTGGATTATCGCAGTAGGTGCAGGTCATTCTTTGTTTTCGGTCAAGGTTGCTGCGTATCGCTCAGTTTCATTTTCGGTCAGTGCCTTCAAGGCAATCGACTCCATCTCTTGATACGTCAGGACTGGAGATTCTTCGTTGCAGAATCGGATTTTCCAAAGCGCATCCCGGTACGCCCTGTTGGCTTTTTGAAGCTGACGAACCCCCTTCAGCAACTTTATTGAAAGGAAAATGCCGATGGTCAAGACAATCAGCGTCAGCGACTGAGGGAGATTCAGAATGTTCATTCGTCTCGGTATTCTGTTGAGCCTCTCTGCATGACGTGCAGATCCGGAATGTCTTGATCAAAGGGCCATCTGCGCTGCGCGTCGTGGCATTCTGGATGTTGATGCAGGGTGTAAAATTCCCCATCCTCAAGTCCACGAAATGAAACCTTCGGTTGCCCGATTTGGATCGTTTCGCCGCACCATGAGCAACGCTTTGCCTTTCGTGATGCCTTTGTGCGTGTTGTGGTCCCGATGCTCATGGTCGCGTTGCTTGGAAATGCATGGCATCACGACCCCAGAACGCCCCCGCCGCGACCCATCCGTGGCGGGCGAAGATCTCCATGACTTCGAGCGGCATGGTGGCGCGGGCGGGCCATGCGGTCTGGTTGCCGTTGGTGGCGGCGCAGAAGTCGATGGCGGCGCCTCGTGCGTGCAGGCTTGGCAGCGATCCGCCGCGCATCGGGCGATTGTTGTAACATCCTTCGTACTGCTTGAGGATGTAGGCAAAGCGGGACTGCCAGATTTCTCGGAGAATCAGGGTCAGCGACTCCTTGACGAGTCTGTGGCATCGCACGGTTTTTACGGGAATGCCCTCGTACTGCATCCCAAGACCGATGACGGAGATATTGACCAGCCGCGACTCATCGCCCGGACTCCCATAAAACCGTTGCAGGCTCCGCTGGTCTGTCGCGGGCCACGGGTTCGGTTTTGGCATCATCCGCATCAGGTGCGCTTTGCATGCGGCGATGGAGCGCGGACCCCAGAAGCCGTCAGCGACGACTCCGATGCGGGCCTGCATGTCTTTGATCTGCTGTTGAGTCATTTGAGTGCTTCTTCGGCTAAATGTCTAACAACTGGGAGTGCTTGTATTTTTTCGAGAGCCTTCCGCATCCGGCGGATCCTCTCCACCAGTTCGTCCTGCATCAGTTTACCCTCGGGGTCGCCTGCTGCCTCGCGGATGTCGGCAATGAGCCGCAGTGCGGCGGCGAGGGTGTCGGCGTTGTCGGCGTGGACCTGTTGAGTCTGTCGGAGCCTCTCCTGAAATGCATCCAAACTCACGCTTTGGTCTTGGTCTTTGCAGAAAAACATAGGTCAAAACTCCTTTCCATGCAGCCGTTCGCGGGTGGCGTTGTGCCTGATCTTCTCGCAGATTGCGCCCGCGATGTGCCATCCTCGTCCTGCTGCTAGGTCCATGATGCGGATGACGACGTCCGCAAGCTCAGCCTCGGCTCCGGAGTAAGCCGGAATCTTGTCGTCCGGCGGGTTGCCTTTGCGGAGCGCTTCCAGTGCTTCGGACACCTCGGAATGGATGAGTGCGAGAGACTCCCCGTCGTTTCGCTCCTTGTCCCAGAAGCCCTTAGCTTTTGCGTTAGCGTGGACTTCCGCGGCAACGTCATGCCACGCCTCCACGAATACAATAATTTCGTCCGTTGTCATTTCGTTGCCTCCGGAATGAGTTCGGCTTGCGGCTCCGCGACCTGCTGCGGCTGCGGGAGCGCTGGGCGAAGCGGGATGCTGATGGCGACGACGCCTTTACCTCCGGGGAGGATGTAGGATCCCGACAGCGTGAGCGGCACCGTGCTGATGCAAGACGGCATCGCAAGTGTTAGGGTGACTAGGGCGAGTTTCATGGCTTTTTCGGGGCGGGGATTGCGCGGAAATCAAGAAGTGAATCCGCGAGCGTTGGACCATCGCTTTCTTGCCACGCCTTGCTGCCGGCGAATCCGTTATTTTCCTGCATCCTCCCCCCATTGGCAACGGTGTTGTACATTGCCGCGATTTCCGCGGCCTTGGCTTTTCTTTCGGCGAGTTGTTTCTTGGTTCGTTTCATGGTTTCGGTTTTTGTTAGTGGGACAGTTTGCCCGCGTATCCTCTCAGGGGTGATTTTTCGTCTGCCTGACCTTTCTATTGGTTAGAGGATCCCTGCCGGATCAACACGATCCGGGGCGAGTGATACGCGGGAGATTGTTAGCGCCCCCGCTTCGTCGGGCTGATGAACCTCCTGTCGGTCCATCTGGCGACGGTTGGGGCGCAGGCTGCGCAGTGCGTGCGGTTTGCCCATCGCTCCCATCGGGCAGTGGGGCATGGCCAGAATGTGTTGCCGCAGCAGGCGCATGTCTTGATTTCAGTTTCCTTCCAGTTTCGCGGCGGCTTTGCCATAGGCAAGGTGGGGATAGCGTTTGCGCACATGTCCGCAGACCTTGCACCGCTTGATGGGCACGCCGTCCTTCATCGAGCTTCCAATGGTTTTGACGCCTCCGCAGCTTGGGCAGACGAGCGGCTTGCGTCCGCCTCCCGGTTTGCGAGGAATGCGCACAGTGCCGGGATTGCTAGGCAATACGCCAGAAGCGCTAGAGTGATTTTGAGTTTGGTTTTCATTGTTAGGGTCGGTCAGGATTCGTTTGGCATACACCGCCGCGTCTAGCAGTTCCTCGTAAAAGTGCTGAAGCCACTGGAGAAACGGCAAATCGTTAGCCATTACCGTTTTCCCATACTTGGCGATTCCGCGCCGCTGCCTCCGCGCAATGTCGGCGCAGACTGCGGCTTCCGTTCCGGTTGCTGGGGCGTCTGGGTTGGTTTCTGTTTCGGTCTCGCTCATGTGTTAGGGTGCGGCAACGGTGGCGTTGCTCTGCGTGATGTCAATCGGTTTTTCGTTTCGTTCGCTCAGGTCGTCATCACATGATGCTTTCCGCTGGCGTCACGGCTCAGGTCAACCAGTCGCCGGATGATTGCGGGTCCGTAGTCCGGTCCAAACTTGCGCCGGAGCCACTCGCTTCCGCCGTTGGCGGTCCAGACAGTGAGACGCCCATTGTCTCTGCGCTCATTGAGCAGTTCGTAGAGCGCTTCGTCGCCGGCGCTACCGTCGCTGCTGCTGCCGCTTTTGCTCGTACCCTTGCCAACGTCGTCAAGCAGGAGGGCGGCGCATTTGCGTGCGCTCTGGAGGATCCCGACAGACTCGGCGCGCACCTCCGGGTCGCTGTGGTGCTTTGCTGCTGCGGCTTGCCTGTACTCGGCAGCGGATACCGCAAACGGCTTGTGACCTCGCTGCGCCATGCGCCTGAGCAGCACGTAGGCAACGCGAGTCTTGCCCATGCCTGATGCCCCGGCGAATCCTGCGCCGTGGGATCCGTCAAACTCCAAAGCAGGCAGGAGGACTTTGCTGATGCGTCCCCGCTCGATCGGTTGCCGGAAATTGTCAGGGGTGATGCGCCCCCAGATTGCCAGGGCGTCCTCGGCTCGGCGTTTGGCGATGCGCTCGGCGGTGTCGCGCTTGTGGCAGGGGTCGCATTCGTGCCTAAGTTGTCCGAAAAAACGGAACATGGGGACGACGGTTCCGCAGCCGGGGCACTCGCCATCGCCAGCGGGCTGAAGGAGGTGGGAAAATTCGTTAGGTTCCATGGCGGTCAGAATCCGAATTCGGAGTTTGTGTCTGGGGCGTGTTCGGCTTCCAGTTGTTCGTAGGTCTTGGGTCCGCGTGGTGATGCTGCTTGCGCTCGCTCAATGAGCCCGCGGACGACCATGAAGTTGTCCGTAAAAAACGAAGGTGTGTGCGCCTTGATGATTTCGGTGGGCGTGAATTGCCCGAGTTCTACGCTGACAGCCTGCCTGTACGTCTCAAGGAACTCGTCTGCCGTCATGTCCGGGGCAGACGACAGGAAAACTTGTAGGCGCTTCAGGAACCTCCCGTCCATGATAAACGGATTTCCTGTCGCGGTTTCGTAGACTCCCCGGATGCGGGATGTGATTTCGTGGTGCCTTCGGTCCTTTTCCTCATCGCTGACTGGCTTCGGCTTTTTTGGCGCGGGCTCTGGAGTCGGCATCGCCGACGCAGGAACCGCAGAAGACAGTTCCTCTTCCATGCTCCCTTCCTGTTCCCTTCCATTCCCTTCCCCACGTGTATGCACTTCACGCGTCACAGTCTTGCACTTCACGCGTGACGATCCTGCACGTGGCGCGTCACAATCTTGCACGTGCGTTTCATGTGCATGCACGTGCATGCATGTGCGTTTCGGTGAAACCGCCGGATCGGGCAGCTTTGAGGCGGCTTCGCGGGCATTGATGCACTGGTGTCGGGAGAAGCTAGGAATGACCCCGAACTCACCTTCCTCGCCGTATCGGTCCACGAATCCAGCAGCCAGGAGCGCTTCCATGATGGCGTCGAAATCCACCGAGTCGTAAGGCATGATCTGGACGCCCAGCCTGCGAGGCTGCCACCGGAACCGCCCTTCCCTGTCGGCAACGCACCACAGTCCGACGTACGCGAGGCGCAGCGGGAGTTTCGTTTTTGCTTCGGCTTCGTAGAGTTCCTCGTGCGTGAAAAATTCAGGCTTGATGGTTCTGATTCGCATGGGTCAAAAAAAGGCCACCACCGAAGACCGCGCTGGAAATCACCCCATGACGGGTGGACGCGGTAACGGTGATGGCAAATTGTTCAGTCATGGTTGGCACCGATTTCCAGGTCGGCTGCGCAATTGCGCGATGTGTTAGGACACGACCGATGGCAGCGGTTGTCAATCCATTTCGTCATCCACCCCGGCAAGCAGCGGAACCTCTTCCGCCACGTTACCCTTCGCCGCCTCCTCACAGTTCTTAACCGCTTGGAGAAAGTAGGCGCGCTTCAGCTCCACTCCGATTGCCCGGCGACCGTTGAGGATCGCGCCGTATGCCTCTGATCCGACACCAAGAAAAGGAGTCAGCACGGTTTCGCCGGGGTTTGACCGCAGCACTACCACCCGTTCAATTACGTCAAGCTGGAGCGGATGAACGTGCTTTTCGTCTTCTGGGTCTTTGCAATCCTTGTACGGCAGCACGCGACCGATGCGCACGTCATCCCAGAAGGCTGATGCGTAGTTTCGCCAGATCCAATGGGAGAAGCGGTTTTCGGTCTGCTTTCCTTCGTGGCCTTTGTACTTCAACAATTCCGCAGGCATCTGCTTTTCCCCGGCATAGGAGTGGAGTCCTGTCGGATGAGCTACCGGAATTTTGTTCTGACCATCGCGACGGAACAAAAGCAGGTAGTCAGCGGACGCAACATCGCAAAGACTGGAATCCTCCACGATAGTCTTGTGCGCAAGTCCCTTTGCCATGGTCCGGAGACGCACGCCAAGAGGTTCCTTCCACACGCAATGCCTTGCGATGTATCTGAATCCCAGTCGCTCATGCAGTCGGATGATGTCACCCGGAAAATCCGTCAGGTGATTCCCGGCGTTTACGGAGCTTGGAATGTCCATGCAATGCACCGCCGTGATCCGTCCCGGCTTTGTTAGGCGTGCAATCTGACTGACGACGAATTCGTAATGATTGAAAAACTCGTCGTAGCTACCGCAATTCGATAGGTCGCGCTCGTCGCTGCTGTAGTTGTAAAGGCCGCAAAACGGCGGACTGTAAATGGACAGGTCAACGCATTGGTCTGGCAGCGTAGGCATAACCTCGCAGCAGTCCCCGTTGTAAAGTGCATACTTGTCTGTGATGACTTGGCTCAGATCCATGACGGTAGTTGTGTTTGTTGTTTTAGGGCTTTGTGTTTTCTTACTTCCAACTCTTGACCCATAAGAGAGACAAGACTTGAAAACATTTTCTCAGCGGCGTCAGATTTCCGCTGGAGATTGAGCATGACATCGCGCTCACCTTCACTGGTGATGATGTCAACAGTTACGGGGTTCTTCTGACCGAACCGCCATGAACGGCGGATTGCCTGATACCATTGCTCAAAAGAATGTGACGGGAAAAAGGTCTGGTGACTACAGTGCTGCCAGTTAAGGCCAAATCCTGCAATCGTTGGTTTTGTAACTAGCACCTTGATTTCACCAGACTCAAATGCCGCAAACTTCTCCTCCTTTTCTTCGTCGGTGTCGCTGCCGGATACCTCAACCGCTCCTCGCGTCATCTTAGCAAGAAGCGATGACTCGCTGTTCAGGTAGCACCATTGTACCGATGAGGATCCATTTGCGGCAACGCACTCCGCAGCTTTCTCGCATCGCTCCTTTACTGTCCGGCTTCGCTCCTTGCGTTGCTCTGACAGTCCGTACGCCGGAAGTGAGAACAGGAATCCATCTGCGGGAGATTCCGCGGAAACCACATGTTGCCTAGTGATGAGCTGCGGAAGCGTAAGGCTGTTGTCATCAAACCCAAGGTCGGACGGACGGCGGATTGCCCGAGACCACGAACACACCCAGCGCCAGAAATCGCGCTCGGCATGTCCCCGGAACCGATAAATCCCGGATCGGTTCTCGTCCTTCCTGCTGATTGTTGCCTCTGACTTTTTGAAGAATTTGCCCAGCATGTCCATGTATCCCATGTGACCAAGAGCCTCTGCGGATGTTCCTAGTTCGATGAAGTCATTAGGGGCGGCGGTGGCAGTGCATAGCAATCGGTACGGGTGCCGCTTCATAAATTCGGTGACGTTCTTTTTTGTGATGCCATCAAAGTTTTTCAGAATGCTGGACTCATCACAGACAGTTCCAGAGAAGTCCGCAGGATCAAACAGGTGAATCCTCTCGTAATTCGCGACCACCACGCAAGCGCCGGAATGACTCCCATCCAGTGACCGAACAGCATGAATCCCAAATTTCTCCGCTTCCTTCACTGTCTGGTGACCCACCGACAACGGGGTCAGGAGGAGTACTGGCTTGTTTGTCTTCCTTACCACGTTCTCGGCGAACGCGAGTTCCATCAACGTCTTCCCCATTCCGCAATCCGCGAAGATTGCAGCCCTTCCTTTTCTGGTCGCCCATTCGACAAGGTGCCGCTGGAAGTCGAAAGCGGCATCAGGCATGAACACGGGGTCAAAACCGTGACTGCCTCCGATGTGAGATTTCTGCTGAATGAATGTGTCGTAGTTCATGGGTAAAAAAATGCCTCACCGGATGTCAGGCCCGCTTTTACGCGGCATCCGGGAGGCGAATCGTTTTGCGGTTATCCATCGGCCTGAACGATGGTGGTGCCGCTATGGCTGTGCGGAGATTGGCTAGGTGGTGGCGGGTGTCAACTGCATGATTCACACTCCGGGTTTTCCAGCGAGCACGCCTTGCCCAGCGGCTCGTCAAGGTCGTTGTCGAGGGGAACTGTCAACGATTCGTTGACGGTTGGGGGCGAGGCATCGGCGTCCCACTGCACCGTAGTCCGGATGTCGCAAATGGTAAACCCTGCACTCGGGTGATAGGTCGTCCATGCTGTTATTCCGGGGAGCATGCTTTCGCTGGGCTTGCCAGACTTCAGGGCATGAGCAAACCCAGCAAGGTCAACCACCCTGACAAACACGGGGCGGTCTTTCGGCGCTGTCTCAATCGGTCTCCAGTTCATTCGGTTTCTGTGGTTGGGGGTGGGGGCAGCGGCATCCAGTGGGTTGGTTGGCCGCGACTGAATGCCCACGGATTACAAAAGACCCAGTGCGGAGCTTTGGGCACTCCGTAGTAATCTTCGCACCAGAATCCTGTCAATGGTGCCTGCCAGCCGGCTTGCCAGAGCAAGACCCAAGTGCTGTCCTTCGGCGCGCTCTCAATCGGTTGCCAGTTCATGTGTCTTCTGCGGTTGTTTTGTTCCAGTCTCTAGACGTTAGGGCCTCAATGTGGATGTTGTCGCGCTTGATCCATGTGTCCCAATAAGGGTATTTGATATGGATTCTCCCGCGCATCAGCTTGTATATGACTTGGTGCCCTCGTTCGTTGCCTAGCGTGATCGCTTTGCCTGCCGCGAAATCGGCGTAAACTTCGGCGAATGTCACAGATCCTCCGGGGTTACGCCATCCAAGTCCTTCCACAGTCCGGAATCTCCATTATACTCCAGCCAATGCTTAGAGCGCAGCATTCCTCTGTGAGCGATGGAGAATTTCTCAAGGTAGGTTTCGAGGTCGCGTTTGCACTCCTCAAGATCGCTCTGGAGTAGCGCAACGCGGCCCGCGTTTGTCTCTTCCCTGAGCCGGCTGCGGAGCTCGCTTTCCCGTTTGTTGCCCCGGTCAATTTCGCCTTGGTAGTAGGCGAGTTTTTCCGCGAAGGCATCGTGCCGGGCCTGATGCTCGGCGGGGGTGAAGAGCGATTCGGAGAGGTTGGGGTTTGTGGCAGTCAGGTGGTCGAATAGCTTGATGCTTGCGACGCCTGCAAGGAGTGCGGCTAGGATTATGGTGGTGGTTTTCATTCCATTGGGAGTTCTGGGGTTTCGGTGTCTGCTTGCCTGCGCTCTTGGTCACGGGTCCACATGCGGGCGCTACGGATGTCGTCCTCTAGTTGCTCAATTGATTTCTTGCGGTAGGTGCATCCACCGTGGATCTCGAATGCCCATTCGCCGTTATCCTTAAAAGCGGTGACTTGTCCAAAGTTTCGTTCGTTCATGGCATCAAAATGGCACCTCGTCAGCATCATCATAGTCAGCCTTCAGCGCCTGCTGCGGCTTCGGTGCGGGCGCGTCCTGCCGCTTCCGGAGCGGCTTGGCGTTCCCGATGATAGGCGTCTGCTCGCCTTTGCGTTCGGCTCCGAGGTCCTGCTTTACGGTGGCGATGTTGCCATACTCGTCTTCTCCGGATTTGTTAGGCCACACAACAAGGGACAGGTACTTGCCTTTCTTGCCTTCGTAGATTGCCGATTTGTCAATCTTGGTTACGTCGATGCTGATTTTTAGTGGTTCTTGCATTGGTTTCTTTGTTAGGGTGATTTTGCGACAGTAGAACTGGAATCACTTACGGATCCACTTCTTGGTTGCCATTAAATACCGGACCTCTGTCTGGATCCGATGCTCATGGCAAAGTGCGATTGCCTCCGCTTCTTGGACCCCACACAGGGGAGTCAGGCACCGACTGCCGATCATAACTCTGCATGCGTTGTCTTGCCCGTGATGGGCTATGTACCCACTAGGACGAGTATTTCTGATCCGCTCTACGATTTCATTGGCATTTCCGCTCCCATCAAATGCCCAGAACGCATCCTCAGCCTGCTGGAGTTTTTCGAGATCAATTTCCATGTTTTGTGTGATGTGGTTGGTTTCTTTGTTAGGGTGATTCTGAGATTGTTATCAGGGTATGCGGTATCTGGCTCCATTTCTTCCGGACTGTCAAAGCGACGACCTGCGAGTCGTCACCCCATGCGCCCGCGTCTGTGAGCGCGTCCAGCACGGCCTTGGCGAGGTTGTCCACGTCTGGGCGAGGGTATACTGGAGCCGACGGCTTCGGACTGCCGTCCTTGCGGAGTTGGCTTTGCGGGCGGGCAAAGTGGCAGGTGATTTCGACCGTAACGGGTCCGGTGAAGGACTCGTAAGGCAGCGCGACCCATGGCGTTTTCCACCCCTTGACAATGAGGGCGCGGTACTCATGCACCGGGTGTTTCTTCGGCGTGTAAGCGTGGGCAAACGATCCGCGAGCAGTTATCCTCGGCCGCGGCTGAGGCACCGGGTCGCCGTAAACGATCAGGGAAACAGGCGGTCTCATAGCATTGACTCCTCCACGAGGTTGTTAGGGGCGACGACCGTGAATCCGTTAGGAGTCAGGCACGCCACGCAGTCGATAAATCCGTCCTGCTCGGCTACCGGGTGCAGGATGCGGACTTGGGTGCCGCGCTGGAGATGGAGCGTTGCGTGCGGGTCGCCTAGTGATGTGTATCGCTGCACGGTGCAATCCTTGGTGATTGTGGCGGATCGGGTCATTACCAGCGAACGGTTAGGGTTTGAATTTCGCTAGGATACCCAGCCCACTTGCCGGACTGCTGCGCCTGCTGGTAACGGTCCACGGCGGTCGCCATCAGGTCGGCGCCGCGGCGCATTGCGTCCTCGTCGGCCTGGTAGGCAGCGACGGCATAAGGCGCCTCAGTCTCCGGGACCAACCAGATAAAGGCAGGCAGGTAGTCCAGTCGCTCCGCTTGCTGCAACAGGTAGCAATACCACGCAGCCTGCATGTGGTACATCATGCCGCGAGCCTTCCACCCGAATTTTTCTGCGCTGGCGTCGTTGGTCGTCTTCATATCTAGGATAAAGCGTCGCCCGCTTGCGTCCGTCCCCACGGCGTCCAACAAGCCCTTGATGGGTGTTCCGGCGTACTCGCCCACAATCGGGAACTCCCGGAGGTCACAGGCTCGCAGGAGGCTTTGCGCGAGCGGGCTGGTGTTGATGGCGTCAGTACAGCCGTGAATTGCGGCGAACGCATCCAGCCCGTAAACCGTGTTAGGGTCGTGGGCCTTGAGCCATTCGCGGCACCATTTCTTGTTCCCGTGCCAGAGGTTTTCCGGGTCTTCCGGGTTGTGCTCCGGCCTTTGGATGGCAACGACAGGCTCGCCAGTCAGCACCTTGTGTATTTCGGTGCCCATCCGCATCTCCTCGGTGGGCTCAATCGGGTGTTCCTCCTGCCAGCGGAAATGCGCCGGACTGCGGAGCAAGTGCTTGGCTAGTGAGTAGTTAAGCGCGGAATGTGCGCGATATTCGCTGATGGTCATGGTGTGTGATGGTTAGGGTTTCGCCTTCGCGATGGCGGCGCGGGCCTTGTCCATCTCTGTGCTGCCTTCAGTGTATTCCCATTGCTCAATCGTTGGGCGTTCGGACTTCGGAATCGCGGAATAGTATTCAATGCGTTTAACCATTGCCTCCAGCGCCTCCAGCAGTTCCGGCGCGGCTGCGACGAGGCGGGCGTTTGCCTGCGATACGGATTCGCAAATCAGGTGCCCACCGTAGTAATGGACATCATCGGACCCGGTAATTCCCGGAGCCGGATGATCAGAGATAA